TAATATTCCTTTCGTAAAATTTTACTGCGGTAAATTTGATTCTAAACCTTCAGGTAAGTATGAAAATAGAAATGCTTTTGCAACATTTGACAATCACATATCTTTACAGCCTGATATATGTATTTTACCTAAACCTAAAAATTCTAACGCTCTACTAAAACTAAATGTAGCATCTTCACAAGGAGTACATAACTGCATAAAAGGAAACACAGATGATTTACTAAATCTGTTAATAAATGTTTCGTTTTTAAAAAATATGTACTCAGAGGTTTTAGAAAACAATAAGAATAAAGATATTAACATATACGATATGTTGAGAAGTTTGCTTGATTCTATAAATTCTACTCTTGGAAATATAAATGATTTAGATTTATTCGAAGAAGATCAAAGGTACTATATTGTTGATAGAAAAATAACACCAAAAAATAATGAAATTGGTTTTACTTTAGATCTAGTAGGACTTAAAGGACTCACCACTAATATATCGGTATCAAGTAATATACCTTCTAATGCTAGTAACCTGATAGCTATAGCAGCATCTGCAGGCGGTAGTAGTCTTACAGAAGACATATTTAGTTTTACTAATTTTTATGATAACGTAAGAGATAGAATTGTACCACAAAGATCTCTAGACAATATTAATTCAGATAATGCCCAACAGCGAGCAGCTGAAGAAAATAAATTATATAATCATATATTAGATATTTCCGCATATTATAATGCTATTAATAAAAAAAATACCTTACCAACAGCTTCAATAGCAAAACTTAAACCTGCTCACCAAGCAGTAATGATATTATTATATAAAAATGAAATAATTACTAAAAAAACTAACCCTCCCGGCATACTACCGATACAACTTAGCTTTGATATATTAGGAATATCAGGTTTTAGAATAACAGATGTATTTAAGCTTGGACCTGGTTTATTGCCTTCAAGATATAATGGCAATGTTAGTTTTACTATTACAGGTTTAGATAATAAAATCGAAAACAATCAATGGATTACCTCTATATCCGCTTTAATGATGATTACAGCTCAATATAATGAGACAGTCGTAGTAAAGAACCCAATTACAGATAGAATAAAATTGATACAAGATATACTAGCAGTAGATCAAGACGATGAAAGTTTATTTCCAAATGCTACAGAACTTAGAAAAATAATTGCAACTAAGCCTAATTTTTCTGAAAAAGGATATGAATTAACATCAAGTGGGGAAGATATTGAGAAAGTTACAGCTAATAGAGGACAGGTAATAATGAGTAATATACAGCGGAAACTCTCCGAAGAGGGTATAAAAGACTTACACTTTAGATGGACCGGTGGTCACGATTTTTTCCATATACTTAACCCTATTCCACCAAAGTCAACTTTCCACAGGAAAGGAAGAGCTTTAGATTTAGCTATACAGCAAACTGCAACTACTGAGCAAGTAGAAAAAGCTTCTGCTATAGTGGAAGGTATTATTGCAGGTATGGTAGAATCAGGCTTAGTTAACTTTTTAAACGAATATAAGACACCAACAGGTCACGCTACTGGCGGCCACTGGCACTTTACCTTTAATTAATATGTACTTACCAAAATCGAAATATAACGTTAAACACACAAAAGGAGGTGAACTATTCAACGCAGATGGATCAGAATACATAGGCCCATTTATAGAGTCTTTTTCTGGAGAAGTATATAAAGGAAAAAAGTTTACAAGTAACACAACTCAACTCCAAGATCTTAGATCAGCAGATACCGGTGATGAATCTCCTTTAGTACTTAAAAACGATTATATAAAACCTACCGACAGAGATTACGAAATTGGTAAATTTAAAAGGTATTTTGTACAAGATAGAAGGACAAATGCAATTATAGAAGCAAATCGAAAAAATTATAATAGATTTGAATCAGTAAACTATGCAGTAACATTAAAATTAGACTGGATTATTAAAGGACCAGTTGGAGATATAAATAAAGGACCTTATATTTACTTTGGAGCTACTTCACAAAACAAAGAAACTGTGCTAAAAGGTGAAAAAACAATAAAAGGTTTATCACAAATAGTAAATAATTACAGACAGTTTGTAGTCTAAAGAAATAATCTTATATTATATAAAAGGTTATGTATGTTTTATATTATTGAGACAGATACTCAATTAGATCGGTTACAATCATTAGGTAGACTAGGAGGGTATGTAGATATTATACCAACCAGCTTCTACTATCACCCAAAATTAACAGATACTGTAGCAGTCTATATTAGACCTATAAACTCTAAACACGGTTTTATTATACCTATAGATCACGATGAAGGTTTAAATGTAGACAAACAACGTGTCTACGAACTGTTGAAAGCTTTTACTACACTTTATACGTTAGATAAAAAGCAACTACTCTATCACTTTAATCTACAGGGAGCAACTGATTTATCCCTACTTTACTCGATGGTTAAGTTCGATAGATTAGAGTATTCAAGAGATTTTTCTTATATCAATATATTCTATAATAAATTTAAGGATATTAGCATAACAAATAAACTTATTCCCATATCTAAGTTATATGAAGCAAGCGAAAGCATATACCATACAGTTAAAGATGTAATTAGTTTAGATATACCAAATGGATTCGATTTTTATAATAATACAGCAACTAATGTATTCTTTTTATTAGAACAATCAGGTATAGGTATTTTTAAAGAACAATTTGAAGAGATGTTCACACCTAGAAACCCTAAATATAATATAATTGACGATATTACATATAGTTACTACAATTTATATAATATTACTTCTAGACCTACCAATGCTTTTAATTCAGTAAACTATGCTGCTATACCTAAAACAGATAAACACCGAAAAAGCTTTAAACCACAAAATGATTTTTTTGTTGAATTTGATTTTGACGGATATCATGTTAGACTTCTTTGTGAACAATTAGGCTACGAATTAACTGAGGAATCAGCACATATGCAGCTTGCTAAAAAGTATTTTAAGAAATCTGTTATAGGTGACGAAGAGTACTCTAAAGCAAAACAAATAAATTTTCATGCTTTATACGGCAGAATACCGCAAGAGTATAAAGATGTTGATATTTTTGTAAAGATCCAAGAGTTTATTAACTCGTTGTGGATCAAGTATGAAGCTATAGGAGAAGTAAATAATCCTACATCAAATAAGCCATTCACCGAGGAACTTAAAGATATGAATCCTCAAAAATTAATGAACTATTTAATGCAATCGTTGGAAACTTCAAGAAATATTACTATCTTAAAAGAAGTACTTAGGTATCTACAAAATAAAAAAACAAAGGTAGTACTCTATACTTACGATGCGTTACTTTTTGACTTCAGTAAGGAGGATGGGAAGGACACTTTAGAAGAGTTAAAAATAATTTTAGAATCAGGTAACAAGTACCCGGTAAAATTTAAATACTCTAAAGATTTATGTTTGTGAAACACTTTAATATTTATAACAAATGACAATGGTTGCAGAAAGTAGGTTCGACTATGACATCGACCCTATAACATTAAATGAAGATATGAGTAATAAATTATTCTGTACTTTCGCTACAGAAGAAACGCTTGAGCCTGTTTTAGAGAATATTCAAGAGCGCTACAACATCATTTACAATAAAATATTTGTACTGTATTCGAAAAGTTTAAACGAATACATATGTACATATAATGTAGATTTCGGTAATGTAGGAACGTTTCTTGAAAATACTATACTTGTACATAGAAAAAAAGAATCCAACACCCTTTACACAATTAATGCTCTTAATACACTTATTAAAGAGCTTAACGGCGGACAATTAGATACCTCTTACAGAATTAACTGGCCAGATTTTAGAAATTGTGTACTTCTTACAAAAGGACCAGATTTAAAAAGAATTAATACTAAGTTATATAAAATAATTGAGTTATAGTTGCTCGTTAATTTTATTTTTCTTATATTAATATAAAGTTATTAATTAAAATTAGTTATATGGATTTAAATGCTATTAAGGCTAAGCTAGATGCCTTGAACAACAGCGGTCAGCAAAGAGAAAAGACTGACTACTCAACAATTTTTTGGAAACCACAATTAGGAAAACAAACTGTAAGGTTAGTACCTTCGTTTTATGATCCTACTATGCCTTTTAAAGAGCTAAAGTTTCATTACGGTATTGGAAAATACCCTATGGTTGCTTTGTCTAATTTTGGTAAACAAGACCCTGTAGAAGAGTTTGTAAAAGAACTAAGAAAAACTTCTGACAGAGACAACTGGTCATTGGCCGGTAAAATTTCACCTAAAACTAGAATCTTTGCACCAGTAGTGGTAAGAGGAGAAGAAGAAAAGGGTGTTAGATTATGGGGATTCGGGATCACAATATACAAAGCTTTATTAGCTCTAATCGCTGATGAAGACATTGGTGACATTACGGATGTAATTAACGGCTGGGATTTAGTTGTAGAACAACAACAAGGAAACCCTTACCCTGAAACATCAGTTAGAATCAAACCTAAACAAACTGCGTTATCTAACGATAATAATCAGGTAGAAACATGGTTAAAAACTCAACCAGACCCTTCTGATGTACATACTCAGTATGATTACGATTTCATTAAAAAGCAACTTCAAAACCACCTTAACCCTGGTTCTGCAGAAGACACTCCAGCTAAAGCTGAAGCACCAGTAAAGAAAGACTTTACTCTAGAAACTGCAACAACTGGTAACAAGGATACAGTAAGTAAATTTGACGACCTTTTTAACGAATAAGTATGGCAAAAAAGAAAGAAGTACAGGCAAGAGCGACTGCGAATGTTCGAAAGTCGTTTAATTTAAGTAATTTTAAGAGTAAGAAAGGATTTTCTAATGCGTCTGTTAAGTTTAAAGAACAAGGATGGATACCTTTATCTAAAGCTTTTCAGGACATTACTTCCCTCCCCGGTATTCCCACCGGACATATCACTCTTCTGAGAGGACATAGTGATACGGGCAAAACTACTGCCCTGATAGAAGCTGCGGTGAATGCTCAAAAACTGGGCATTCTCCCAGTCTTTATAGTAACCGAGATGAAATGGTCTTGGGAACATGCTAAAGAGATGGGATTACAGTTTGACGAAGTAAAAGATGCTAACGGTAACGTTACTGACTATGAAGGTCATTTCTTATATGCAGACAGAGGATTATTAAATACTATTGAAGATGTAGCTGTTTATATAGCTGATCTTATGGATGAGCAAGCTAAAGGTAATTTACCTTATGATTTATGTTTCTTCTGGGATAGTATAGGATCAGTACCTTGTGATCTTTCAGTACGTTCTAATAAGAACAATAATGAATGGAATGCAGGTGCAATGTCTACACAATTCGGTAATAACTTAAATCAAAAGATATTATTATCTAGAAAAGAAAACTCAGCTTATACAAATACGTTAGTTGCTATTAATAAAGTATGGACTATGAAACCTGAATCGCCGATGGGTCAACCTAAGCTACAGAATAAAGGTGGAATGTCTATGTGGTACGATGCTACGTTAGTTGTTACTTTTGGTAATATTACTAACCCAGGTACTTCTAAAATTAAAGCTATAAAAAATGGTATGCAAGTAGAATTTGCAAAACGAACTAACGTTCAAGTAGAAAAGAACCATATTGGAGGTGTTCAATCAAGAGGAAGAGTAGTTATGACACCACACGGCTTTATACCTGATGATAAAAGAGCTATCGATAAATATAAAGATGCACATAAAGAACATTGGTTAAAACTAATAGGTTCAGTAAACTTTGATCTTATAGAAGAAGGTGACTTAGAAGAAACTCCAATTTCACCTAATCTATTAGACTAGTGAGCTACTCAAAAATACTAAATAACTTAAAGCAGACCCCACCCCCAGAGCTAAATGACCATATCTTGGTCATCGATGCTATGAATATGTTAATTCGTAGTTTCTCACTGCTCAAAGCAATGAGTCCAACAGGTCACCATATAGGAGGCCTGGTTGGCTTTTTGCGATCTTTAGGGTATGTGACTAGGATATTTGACCCAACACGGGTAATCGTAGTATGGGACGGTAAAGGTGGTTCTGCTAATAGAAAAAATATAGATCCTAACTATAAAGCTAATAGAGCCACATCGAGAATTACTCATTGGGGACTCTATGATACAAAAGCAGAAGAAACTGAGGCATTAATAGGTCAGTTGTATAGAACTAAAGACTATTTAGAGTGTTTACCTTTACAGCAAATAATGATGGAGAAGTTAGAAGCTGATGATATTATAGCTTACTTAGCTCAACAAGCTGATAAGAATAATAAAAAAATCACAATTATATCTTCAGATAAAGACTTCTTACAAATGGTTAATAAGAATATAGAAGTATATGCTCCGGTTAAGAAGAAAACTTTTACTCATAGTAATATAGAAGATGAATTAAAAGTAATACCAGAAAACTATAATATAGTTAAAGCTTTACTTGGTGATAATTCTGATGGTTTAAAAGGAGTTAAAGGATTAGGTATAAAAACTATAGTATCTCAATTCCCAGACCTTGTTACTAAACCTAATATGACACTTGATTATGTTTTTCAAGTATGTGAAGATAATTTAGAGGGCAAGAAAATATTCTCTAAAATTGTTCACGAATGGGATAAAGTAGAGACTAACTATAAGTTAATGAATTTACACGAAAGTGTGTTGGATGATAACGAAAAAAGTACTATATTGAATATAGTGAAAGAAGATATACCCGATCTACAGGCAGGAGCTTTTCTACATTTATTAGACAATGATAAAATAGAAGGAGTTACGAAAAATACAGAAGGTTGGTTAGAAAATTTTAGGGGTTTAACGGTTTTTAAAAAATAGGTTATAAATGACATTAAAAAAGCTACATCAATTTGGAAAAAGCTTCCAATTAAAAGTACTAGGTTCGTTGCTTACAGATAAAGGTTTTTTACTTAATGTAAGAGATGTACTTTCTGACAATTATTTCGATGCTGATTCACATAAATGGATTATCAATCAGATATGTGAGTACTATGATAAGTACCATACTACTGTTACTATGGATGTTCTAAAGATAGAACTTCAGAAACTAGAAAATGAAGTGCTTCAAGTAGCTTTGAAAGAAGAATTAAGAAACTCTTATCAAGCTTCTCAAGATGATTTAGAGTATGTACAAGAAGAGTTTACTAAGTTTTGTAAGAATCAAGAAATGAAAGCAGCTATATTAGATTCTGCAGACCTTCTTAAAGATGGAGATTTCGATGGTATAAGAAATTTAGTAGAGAAAGCTATAAAAGCTGGAATGGATAAAAATATTGGACATGAATACAATAAAGATATTGAAACTAGGTATAGGGTTGATTATCGTCCTACTATTCCTAGTCCTTGGCCTATTCTCAACGATGGTATACAGGGCGGATTCGGTCCCGGTGATCTTGGAATTGTGTTTGGGTCTCCTGGCGGCGGTAAATCTTGGACTATGGTTGCAATTGCTGCGCATGCAGTCAAAATGGGACACAAAGTAAACTTTTATACGTTAGAATTAGGAGAAGATTATGTAGGTAAAAGATTTGACTGTTATTTTACTGGATATAGTATAGACGAAGTAAATAAACATCGTAAAGATGTAGAAAAGTACGTTAATAACCTTAAAGGTAAATTAATAG